GTCCGGTTGCAAAGTTTATTTTGTATGTCCTGGACGTCATGTCTTTTTGTTCGATAACCTCGACGTCCTGGCCGATTGTGATCGGTGCCGCGTTCGGTATCAATGCCATAAGATCACACCCTCCCCAGGACAAGAAATTCCTGTCCGCCTTGATTTCTCAATAAAACGACCTTATCACCGACAGCAAGACCGTTATAGACTTCCTGTGTAGTCTGTAAAGCCTGGACGTCATGGCTGTGGTTACTGGCCGTTTCCGTGCTGTGCCGTGGGACAGTGTGTTTATGCGTCTGGTACTCTCCGGCCCTGAACTGCTTCATTAAGACGATCTGTTTTTCTCCGATATTGAACCGGTTATCGACACGGATCACAAGCGGGCTGGTTGAAGTAACCGTCCCAAATAAAAAAGCCGCCGGAACTCCGGCCTGGCCGGTTTGCTCTGCGACCTTTTTCATAGTGTCCAATATTCCCATATCACACCACCTTTAATTTAAGGGACATGGTCCCCTTTAGTAGATCGTGGCTGGCTTCGTCGATAATAAAGAACTGTTTAACGCCGATTTCGGAAATACCGATAAACACGGCGCGGCCGGCGCGAACCGAAAGGTCAGAAATGGCGCTGACCTCGAACGTCCGTTTGGGCCGATTATAAAGTTCAATCATCTTGTCACCGCGTTCTTTAATCTGTGCTTCGTTAAGGTTTTCGTCCACCTTCTCAAAGTTTTGAAGGATACCCCAGAGCTTCATATTGTTTGAATCCTGGAAGATATAAACGTCGCGCTTGCCGGTTTCTTTATTATCTCTGACCAGCTTAATTTTGTTATAGGTTTCGGAATCAATATCCGACGAATAAGTGTAACCTGTCGCCAGGCTTGAATCCCCGATATAAAGGTCCAGCTTCGATTCCGCGACATCTGATATTCGAAGGCTCCCGAAGTCGTCCCAAAGATAGAACATTTTGCCGGTATTGATTAGCGTCAGGTCCAGGGCCTTCAGAATGATGTCAAAAAGGGTCTGGTTATCTTCTACCAGGGAAGGAATAACATAGCCGGTATTAGCCAGTTTTCCGGTCTTAATCTGAAAGTCAGCCGCAATTTTGGCCGCGATTTCGTCTGCCCGCTTCCCTTCGAAGACGTAAGTATTTTTATTCTTCAAATACCTTGTCTGATCGTAGACTGTGACTGATATTTCGCCTTTATGGGACTGGGATAGCTTGAAAACATAGCCGTAAAATAAGCCGGTGTTTTCTTCTTTAAGCGTAACTATCCCGCCATGATCCCAGACAACGTCTTCGTCGGCAATAACCGTCAATTCTAAAGAAGCAGGGGAACCGGCCCGCTTCGTTGACCATTTCGCCGAAGACACCAGGGAAGTAATATCATGGGCGGCCCCAGTCTTAATATTCTGGTAATAAATGCTGATCATGGTATTGTAAACACCTGACCTGGATAAATAGTGTACTTCGGATTTCCGGTTCCTTTATTGCGGCCGTCAATGATCGCCTTATTGGCGTTGTATATCTCTGGATAACGGCTTCCGTCCCCATAATATTTTTTAGCGATCGCCCAAAGGCTGTCACCCCTTGCCACTGTATGGGTTTTTGCTGGTGGCGGGGTTCCAGGACGCGCCGGTTCTTTAGCCTGGACCGATTTCACGGCGACGGCCTGGACGGCCTGGACAGGGGGAAGAATTATTCGTTTCGGCGAATAATCTTTCCATTCGACAAGTTTAATTGAATAATAGATGTCGCCGACTTCTCCGGCCCGTTCGTCGTATTCGAAAGATTCGATCCCGAAACGGATATTTATATCCAGGTCTGTTCCAACCAGTATAAAGCGGATAGGGGAAGGCGTATCGCGCGAATTTTCGATTGCTCTAACTATGTCAATCGGTTCCCTAATTGTGCCGGTAACATAAGGCGCGTTATTTACAGGGAAAAACGATTCCCAGGCCACTTCACGAAGGCCCTTTTTCCGCAGGATATAGATTTCGCCAAGTTCTAAAACCGTGGTTCTTTCGTTCTTCCCAGCGGCCTTTACAGTCAGTTTTTCAGGAAGGACGGGAATAGAAATTTCCCGCCCTTCGATAATCAAAGCCATTTTATAAGACATTAAGCATACACCCCTTCCGCCGCCGCGTAGAATTCATCTTCCAGCTTCGTTTCAATTCTGTTGATAACTTCGTCGACGTCGACCTTTTCGCTGATCTTCGCGTCAACGGCGACAGTAGGCGTCAGGGTTACAAAGTTTTGGACATAGCGCATTTCGGCCACGTCGCGAAGGAATTTAAGGTCTTCTTCGGCGATATTGACGTCTTCTTTGATTTTACCGACTTCGCCGACGGTGCCGACGCTGTCAATGTCGCCGGTGCCGACGCTGTCAATGTCGCCGGTGAACTTACCTATTAGGTCAGCGCTTTCGGCCGCCTTTTTATTTGCGGCTTCAGCTTTTGCGGTTGCGATTTCTGCCTGGCGCTGTGCCGTTGCCGCTCTGGCGTCGGTCTTCATCTGGTTAAGTTTTGCGTCACGTTCGGCAATCTTACTTTCTATCTGGGACCTGTAGTCTTCCAGGCCCTGCGCCCTGGCCTGTTTAGCGGCTTCATTTTCAAGCTGGGCCGTAGTACCGAAGGTTACTTCCTGGATAAGGTCAATACTGACACCAGGGATTTTATTCAGCGCGGATATGAACCCGTTTATAATGCTGATCGCTCCATTAACCATATTCTGAAGGATCATCAGGACGTTTGCTTTCATGTCGCCCATGAAGTTAGCAATATTCACGCCGGCGGTCATAAAGGCAAGCTGTAGCTTATTCAACATATCCATTACCCAGTAAACGCCGGTCATAAAGCCGATCTGGACCCAATCCCAGGCAGTTAAAAGGGCATTGCAGACAATCAACCAGGCAATGCGCAGGCCGCCAACAGATTCAACCCATTTATAGATCAGGCCGATTACGACGCCGATCGCAATTGCAATCCATAGAATGGGGTTGGTCAACATGGAAGCAAGAAGCGCCCTGTTTGCGGCCACTTGAAGCCATGTGACAGCGGTCCATATCGTCGTTATAACGACATAGGCGCCGACAGCCGCAACCAAACCCCAGAATATCGGTTCTATGGTGGACCAGTTATCATAAATAAACTGGGCGCCTTGTCCGATCATCTGGATAACCGGCTGGAAGGTTTGAAGCATGGTGTTTGCGACAATAGTCCCGACCTGTGAAAAGGTCATAGGCATTTCAGCGAATCTTTTGTTCGTTTCTTCCGCGGCCGCGAACATGGCTTTTTTGATTATGTCGGCAGTAATTAAGCCTTCGGAAGATAGTTCGCGTAATTCACCAGTAGTCTTGCCCATATAGTCAGCTATAGCCTGGGCCAGAAGCGGCGCGTTTTCCATAATGGACCGGAACTCGTCGCCCTGTAGCCGGCCGGCCGCCATAGCCTGGGTTAACTGATACATGGCCGCGGTCTGCTCCTGTATGCTGGCCCCGCCAATGACGAAGTTTTTATTCATCAGTTCGACGAAGGCGATCATTTCTTCATTACTGGAAAAGGCGCTTCCGGCCAGTGTACCCAGTTTCGCGACGGCGTCGGCCATAGCGTTATAAGATGTTCTGGACCGGTTCGCGGCCGCCAGGATTTTATCCTGTAATTGCGCTGTGGTCTGTAGGCCATCATTGATAAGGTTTAAGCGCGCTTCCGTCAGCGTCATAGTGTCAGCCAGGGTTATAATTTTTTGAATACTAAACGCCGCGGCGGCCGTCTTTAATAGGCTTGATATTCGCCCCCAGACGGATTCGACTTTCCTTGCTCCTTCCCGCGTGCGTTCCTGCTGTTCATTAAAGAAGATTATGTTCTGGGTTGCGATATTGATAGAAGACGCGCCCCGTTCAAAGCCGGCCCCTGGATCAACCTGTTCACTTAATCTGTCCGTGACTTCAAGTGCCTTGTTGGTCCGTGCCACAGCGGCCGTGATCTTATTAAGTGCGCTGGTCATTCTATCCTGGATCGATA